CAAAAGATATGGCTACAGAAGTCAAAGAATATTTGGAAGGTAAGAAAGATTTAGTTGACAGTTCATTGGTTTATCAGTATAATCATACTAGGAGTCATGAAGTTATGGACAATAGATCTAAGACATTAGTTGATTTCTTTAATTGAGGAATATGATGGATATGGAAAAAACTTCATTTAAATATAATGAAGATCGAATAATTGAAGAGCTGTATGCATATATAAAGAAGACATATGGCGGTCATTATGGAGATAAAATCCAAGCACAAGATTTGATAATTTCATCGGGTCACGCTGAAGGTTTTTATATTGGGAATGTCATTAAATATGCTTCTCGTTATGGTAAAAAGAATGGTAAAAACAAAGATGACTTGATGAAAGTTCTTCATTATACTATTCTTGCTTTAAATAATCACTATATTGAAAATGAAAATAAGGAAATTTAATCATGGAAATCTCGATTCAAATTGAAGAACTTCGTAAGCGCAAGATCTTTTTGGCAACCCCTATGTATGGTGGTCAATGCGCAGGTATGTTTGCAAAGTCTGTTGCTGACTTGACATCCATTTGTACTTCTAATGGTATTGAATTACGGTCATACTTTTTGTTTAATGAATCTCTTATTACTCGTGCGCGTAATTATTGTGTGGATGAATTTATGCGATCAGACTGCACACATATGATGTTCATTGATTCGGATATTGGTTTTGATCCTCGTGATGTTCTTGCAATGCTTGCACTTCAGAGTGACGATTCCGAATATGATGTTCTTGCAGGTCCTTATCCTAAGAAGTGTATCAGTTGGGAAAAGATTAAGCTAGCTGTTGATAAGGGTATTGCCGACGAGGATCCTAATGTTCTTGAAAAGTATGTCGGTGATTATGTCTTCAATCCAAAAGGTGGCGGTGGTCAAATTCGTATTGACGTTCCAGTAGAAGTATCCGAGGTTGGTACCGGATTTATGATGACTCGCCGCTCTGCTTTTGAAAAGTTTGAAAAGGCCTTTCCTCAATATAGTTATAAGCCCGATCACGTACGCACAGAACAATTTGATGGTTCTCGCGAAATCATGCAATACTTTCAGGCCGAAATTGATCCTGCTTCTAAGCGCTATCTTTCGGAAGACTATTGGTTCTGTCAAAAGATGATTGAGATTGGTGGTAAGATTTGGTATTGCCCATGGATGAAGCTACAACATGTTGGTAGTTATATCTTTGGTGGGTCGTTGGTTGATCTAGCTTCTATCGGTGCACCTGCTACCGCAGATATCGGTCTTCTTAAGAAGCCTAAGAAGTAATTTTTATATATTTTATTATGGAGAACGTGAATGAAGATTAATAATAAGACCTTGAATATTCTTAAGAACTTTGCAACAATCAATCCTTCGATTATTGTAAAGCCAGGAAATACTCTAAAGACAATCTCCTCGAGCAAGACTATCCTTGCTCGAGCTGAGGTCCCTGATACATTTGAATATCCATTTGCAATTTATAATCTATCTCAGTTTATCGGTTGTATTTCAATGTTTACTGATCCGGATTTTGACTTTGATGAAAGTTCCGTTACCATCAGTGATGGAAAGAACAAGATCGTATATCATTATGCTGATTCTTCTATCATTCTTGCACCACCAGAAAAGGATATTACTATTCCATCGGTTGATGCTGAATTCAAGATTTCAGCAACGGATATTCCGAGTGTTGCCAAGGCACTAAGTATTCTTGAACTTACTGAAATTGCAATCGTTGGTGATGGTGAAAATATTTTTATTCAAGCTATTGATAGTAAAAATGCATCTTCCAATCAATATAGTGTAAAGGTTGGTGCGACCGATAAGGTTTTTAGGGCAATTTTTAAGCCTGATAATCTAAAGATGGTTCCCGATGATTATATTGTCACACTTTCTTCTAAGGGCCTTTCCAAGTTTGCTGGTACTGATGCCACATATTACGTAGCTATTGAAGCAACAAGCACTTTTTAATTTACAATTCAATAATATTAGTGTATAATAGGGTAGGGTGTATAGCTCTACCCTTTTTTTATGATGGAGAATTTAAATGCTTGAGCAATTTTTATGGGTGGAACGATATCGTCCAAAGAAGATTAGTGATACTATTCTTCCAATTGAACTAAAGACAACTTTCCAACAATTTGTTGATCAAAAGAATATTCCAAATCTACTCCTCACTGGTTCAGCCGGTGTTGGTAAGACTACCGTAGCTAAGGCTATGCTAGAGGAACTTGGTTGTGATTATATCGTCATCAATGGTTCAATGAATGGTAATATTGATACACTCCGCAATGAAATCCAAAACTTTGCTTCTACTGTATCATTTGCAGGTGGTCGTAAATATGTAATCCTTGATGAGGCAGATTATCTAAATCCTAATTCCACTCAACCCGCTCTTCGTAATTTTATGGAAGAGTTTAGTCGAAATTGCGGGTTTATTCTTACATGTAATTATAAGAATAAAATCATTGCACCTTTGCATTCCAGGTGCTCGGTTATTGATTTTAGTATCCCTAAGAATTGCAAGCCTAAATTAGCATCACAATTCTTTAAGCGTGTACTTGCTATCCTTGATACTGAACATATTAAGTATGATCAGAATGTAATTGCTTCAGTTATCCAAAAGCACTTTCCTGACTGGAGGCGCGTGCTTAATGAATTGCAACGCTATAGTGCTATTGGTTCTATTGATTCTGGTATTCTTACTAGTTTTCAGGATCTATCCGTCAAGCAAATCTTTGAAGCATGTAAAAAGAAGGATTTTGATGAGGTTCGAAAATGGGTCCATGATAATAGTGATCAAGATCAAGTGGCTGTATTTCGTTCGGTCTATGAAAACTCATTTGAATACGTTGCAAAGAAGTCTATTCCTGAACTGATTGTTATTATTGCCGATTATCAATATAAAGCAGCATTCGTGGTCAATCATGAAATTAATATGTTGGCATTCTTTGTAGAACTTATGATGCGCTTGGAGTGGCAATAATGGCAATTAAGCCCAAGCGTAGTAAATCAATCGAAAAAGTAGATCCAAATGCTATATCTACCATTTTCGGTAGAGTTATTAAACATGAAGAGAAGGAAGAAAGAGGTGCTAATATTAATCCTTTCTCATTCATCAATGATATTAATTTTGGTAAAGAGTATATCTACAACGATGAAACCAAGTCATCGTTTGAGCCTTATATTGTCATTAAGGCCATGTCTATTTTTCCTGATACTCTTTCTGATGCTATCTTTTTAAATTCAAATCGTCATCTTGATGAAAAGATGCAACACGACTACCTATTCTATAAGGTAGCCAAGCGTAAAAGATTTAAAAAGGATGGTTGGCTTAAGAAGACCGAGGATGAAAAAAAAGAATTAAAAACCCTCAAAGATATTGGTAAAATCATTAATTATAATCTAAATGAAACAAAACGTTTCTGGAATATACTTACAGAAACACAAAAGAAAGACTTCTTGGAACGATATGTGTATCCAGACGCAAGGAACAAAAACAAATAAATAAAGAAAAATAATAATGAGGTACTACTATTATGTCTATAATGGAAACATTCCTAGAAGTGAAACTTGCTGAGGAAGAAGATTTTCTAAAAATCAAGGAAACTCTTACTCGTATTGGTATAGCCTCTCATAAAGAAAAAAAGTTATACCAATCTTGCCATATTTTACATAATCGTGGCAGATATTTCATAGTTCATTTTAAGGAATTGTTTCTACTTGATGGCAAAGAATCTGATTTTACTGAGGATGATTTAGGTCGCCGTAATACCATTGCAAGTCTCGTAGAGCAATGGGGTTTATTCCGAATCGTTGATTATAAGCGATTCGAAGAACCAAAGACACCTTTAAATAAAATTAAAGTATTACCTTTTAAAGATAAAGATGAATGGACACTCGTATCTAAATACACTGTAGGTCGCAAAAAACACTGATGGAGTTTATTTTATAATGTTTAAATGGCTTTGGCGTAAAGAAGTAAAAATTATTATACGGGATAGAGAACTTCAAAGATTAACTGATCTTTTATTTCCGCCTCTCGAAAGAATTGAGCGTGATGGTGATCTCTATCAAGTAGATTATTCGGTTGATATGAATTTGGATTCGGCCTTGGAAGATCTTAAAACAGGTATGAACGACAAAACCACCCAAGAGACCATCTCAAGGGTGTTGGATCGACTGATTGAAGCTAGAAAAATACTA